TGGCTGGCGCACATGGCAGCAGGCTTGCCGTTCCTGGAAATGGTGCCGGCACGCCCTTTGAAGGTTTTTTACCTCCAGGCCGAGGTGCAGTACCCGTACCTCAAGGAGAGGATGAAAGCCATCCGTCTGCCCAAAGAGGCGCTCAGGCTCGCCCGGCGCAATCTGGTGGTGACGCCTCAGCTGCACCTCATCCTCGACGAGGACGGGCTGGAGAAGTTGATCCAAACCATCAGCGCGCAATTCGGTGGCGAGCCGCCAGACATCATCGCCATCGACCCGATCCGCAACGTGTTCGACGGTGGCGGCTCCGGTGGTGAGAACGACAACGACGCGATGATGTTTTTCCTCACGCGCCGGGTGGCCAGGATGCAGCAGCGGGTCAATCCGGATTCGGGCGTGTTGCTGGTCCATCACACAAAGAAGATGACCAAGCGCCAGTTCGAGGAAGACCCGTTCCAGGCCTTCGCGGGTGCCAGCAGCCTGCGCAGTTTCTATACCTCCGCAATGCTGCTGCACCGGCCAGACGAGTTGTCCACGGTGCGGCAGTTGTATTTCGAGCTGCGCAACGGTCCAGGCCTTGCCCCCCGGTACGTCGACAAGGTCGATGGCCAGTGGACCGTCGTCAATGACAGCGAACGTCTGGTCAACAAGGATTACGGGAAGCGGCTCGATGCCGAGCGACGGCGCAAGACCGATGTGATCCTGCAGATCCTCTTTGATGAGGGCCTGAAGGGTAATTTCTACACCGCCAATCAGTTCGCCGAAGCCTTCGAGGGCAAGGCGGGCCTTGGCGGCGAGCGCTCGATTCGCGAGCGCCTGTCGGCCCTGGCCACGCAGGGCTACATCAAGTACTTCCGCAACGCGGCGGACTATGGGCTGCCGCCATTTGGCCGCTCCAAGTTTGGCTACATGTGCGTCGAGGGCATGGTCCACAACCAGCCCAAGGGCGAGCCCGATCCGGAAACCGGAGAGGTGTCCGTGGTGTCCCTGCACGTGCTGCCCACCCACTACAAGTGCCCGCTTTCTGGGGCGGCGATGCCCGTCGAGAACCCGGAGGTGTGGGTCTATCCCGAAAACAGCAACGACCCACAGGAGTCCGAATGAATACGATTTGCCAAGATAGAGACATCACGGCCGGCAGTTTTGAATACGCCGGCATTGACCCGCACGGGCACGCTTTGGCCCTCGCACGACGGGCATTGGACAAGGCCCGCAATGGCCCGCATTTGTGCGATCGCGCGCACATCGGCACGCAGCAGCAAGTTGGCAAAAACACCCCCGGAAGTTGGCAAACTTTTGCCAACTGGATTCAGTTGGCAGACCCTTGCCAACTTGATTCCGTTGTAAATCAACAAGTTACGTCGAAGTTGGCAAGATGGCAGGAAGGCAGCTCTGCCAACTTGCCAACTGAGCTAACTCGTTGTTTTTGTTCACTTTCCACCCCTTGTCCAGTTGTCGGAGACTCCCCCTCCTACTACGTAGGAGAGGGGGCTAAAGCCCTCTCTCCGTTACGTAGGGGAGATGCCTGCCCGGTCGATCCGGTGCCTGCATCGCGCACCGTGGTCATGGCCATCGACCTGGGCACCACGACCGGCTGGGCCATGCGAACGATGGATGGTCAGATCGCGCACGGCTTCGCGAGCTTCCGGCCCAACCGCTATGAGGGCGGTGGCATGCGCTACCTGCGCTTCAAGCGGTGGCTCTCCGACATGCGCCACCTGGCCACCGACATCCACAGCGTGTACTTCGAGGAAGTGCGTCGGCACGCTGGGGTGGACGCCGCCCATGTGTACGGCGGCCTGCTGGCCACGCTCACCGCTTGGTGTGAGCACCACAACCTGCCGTACCAGGGTGTGCCAGTGGGCACGATCAAAAAACACGCCACCGGCAAAGGTAATGCCAGCAAGGGCGAGGTCATCCAGTCCATGCGGGCACTGGGCCACCCGGTGACCGATGACAACGAAGCGGATGCCCTGGCGCTGTTGCACTGGGCTTTGGACACACAGGAGGGATGAACATGGTTGCAGCAACACTCGAATGGACGACGGACGACGTCGCCAACTGGCTGATCGAAGCGGCACGCACGGCGCATCGCCTGCCACCGGTCAGGGTGCAAGGCTACTTCAACTGCTGGCCCACCATCGTGCGATCGGAGTACGAACGCATGGCCAGCGACGATGCGCCGGTCTACCGCTTCCCACCCACGCCCGCCGAGGTCGAGCGCATGCTCGTGGTCATGCAGTGGGTGCAGTGCCTGCGCACCGATCAGCGCAAGCTGGTGTGGATGCGGGCCGAGCGGTGGCGCTGGTACGACATCGGCAAACGCTTCGGTGTGGCACCCCGTACCGCGCAGCGCCACTGGGAAGTCGCAATCCAGGTCATCACCGACCATCTTTCGCAGGGAGGTTGATAGACGTTTCGAGGTGCAGCGAAGCAGCGCCTGCCAATGCGGACAGATGCGAAAGAAACGCGATTTTGAGGGTGTCGCGTTTTGCCCGGATTCACGATAAATTCTGTCTACGGTCGCGAGAGATGTGTCTCCGACCACATCAACTTCAAGAACCCGCCCGGTGGCCCATGTGGCATGACCTGGCGGGTTTTTCACTTCTGGTCCCCATGAACCCCATCCACATCGAGTACCGCCAGGTCGAGGCGCTGATCCCCTATGCCCGCAATGCCAAGCAGCATTCGGAGGCACAGGTGGCCCAGATCGCGGCCAGCATCCGTGAGTTCGGCTGGGGCGCACCGATCCTGGTCGACGGCCAGAACAACGTGATCGCCGGTCACGGCCGCTTGCTGGCAGCCCGCAAGCTCGGTTTGCCCGAGGTGCCCGTCGTGCCGATGGATCACCTGTCCGACACCCAGCGCCGTGCCCTGATCCTGGCCGACAACAAGATCGGCGAGAACGCATCGTGGGAAGACGAGTTGCTTGGCATCGAATTGGCCGACCTGAAGGACGCCGGATTCGACCTGGGCCTGACCGGCTTCTCGCAAGAGGAGTGGGAGGCCCTGATCGCTGGCGAGGAAGCCACCAAGGATGGCCTGACCGATGAGGATGCCGTTCCCGAGGTGAGTGAGACGCCCATCTCCAAGACGGGCGATGTCTGGATCCTGGGCGAGCACAAGCTGCTGTGTGGCGACGCCACCAAGGCCGATGATTTCAAGGCCCTGCTGGGTGACGAACTGGTGGACATGACCTTCACCGATCCGCCCTACAACGTGAACTACGCCAACACGGCCAAGGACAAGATGCGTGGCAAGAACCGCCCCATCATGAACGACAACCTGGGCGACGGTTTCGGCAGCTTCCTGACGGACGCCTGCACCAACATCCTGACCCACACCAAGGGCGCGGTCTACATCGCGATGAGCTCTTCGGAGCTGGACACGCTGCAGTCGGCATTCCGCGCCGCAGGCGGTCGCTGGTCTACGTTCATCATCTGGGCCAAGAACACTTTCACGCTCGGACGCGCGGACTACCAGCGTCAGTACGAGCCCATCCTGTACGGCTGGCGCGACGGTGCCGATCACTTCTGGTGCGGTGCCCGTGACCAGGGCGATGTCTGGAACGTCAAGAAGCCACAGAAGAACGATCTGCATCCGACCATGAAACCGGTGGAACTGGTGGAGCGTGCAGTGCGCAACAGCAGCAAGACCCGCGACCTGGTCCTCGATCCCTTCGGTGGCTCGGGCTCCACGTTGATCGCCTGCGAAAAATCAGGACGCCGTGCCCGGCTCATCGAACTTGATCCAAAGTACGTCGACGTGATCGTCAAGCGTTGGGAGGAGTTCACCGGGAAAAAGGCAGTGCGGGTCGGTGACCAGGTGCCGGAGCAGGAACCCGCTCTGGAGCCTGTTTAACCCAGCCTAGCCACGTACCTCGGATAGTCCCCGCCAGACGGGTCGATAAACAGGTAGGGCCGACCAGGCGCGTGGATTTCCACGCACAGCCGGCCCTGCATGAAGTAGCCACCCTTGCCTTTGAGCCAGTCGCGCGACTTGGAGAGGTTCTTGGCGAAGCCATCGAATTCCTCCGGTTCCATTTCCCGGGTCTCGGTGACATAGACCACGTAATCACCCGTGGCGGCGATATCGGTGATGTCAGCGGGTTTGCGTCCAAAGGGCAGTCGGATGCTCAACTCTTCAACCTGCATCTCTTGGCCATCAAACGTTATGGTCAGAGGCTTGCGATCGATTGTGATGGTCATTGTTTTCATGGCTTGGCTCCTTGTCAGGCGACGCGGTAAACCCGCTGTCCACCAGCCTCCTTCGTCGAGGTGATCTCCAGGCCGAGCTTCTTCTTGAAGGCGCCGGCAAACGTTCCCCGGACCGTGTGGGCTTGCCACTGTGTGGCCTCGCAAATCTGTTCGATCGTGGCGCCCTCGGGACGCTTGAGCATCGCGATCACCTGCGCCTGCTTGCTGTTGTCCCGTGTCCGAGGTTTCGCAGCCGTCGCGGCCTCGATGACCTCGTCGATGGCCTGGGCGCTCACAGGCGCCTTGCGTGGCACACCCAAGGCCTCGTAGCTCTCAGCGGCCACGAACCAGTCCTTGCCGTCGCAGGTGATCAGGGCGCGCTTGAACAGGCCATCGATCACTTTCTGGCGCGCACCGCCTTTGATGTTCTCAGGGAACCAGGCGATCTTGCCCTCGGTGTGCTGATGGGCATGGGCCAGGATGGCTTGCTGGGCGGGAGTGAGTTGGATGGTCATGGTGTGCTCCGATCAGGATTGGGTGTGAATGGGTGTGGTGTTGGTTTCTGCGGCCTTGAGGCCAGCCTCGTAGGCGGCTTGCAACGCGGCCTTGACGGCCCAGACGCTGACGTCGTGAAAGTCGAGCCGGTCGCTGCTCTGGGTTTCCAGGGTGTCGATGAACAGGTGCTGCTGGGCGATCTGCTCGAGCAGCTGGTTTAGCTTCGTGTTGGACTTCATTCGGTGATTCCTTTGGTTGGTTGATGGTGTTCGTATGAACGCTCTGTTCACAGAGGAAGCCAAGCGGAATCTCCGAAGCCGTTGCTTCTTTCTTGAATCAGTTGGAAACCTCGCGAAATGCCCCGCAGCGCACCCACTCCCTGTCGCTATCCAGGGTGCGCAGCCGTGGTGGCAACACCAGGGTTTTGCGAGGCGCACAGGCAGCTGATTCATCGCGATTACGGGCGCGCGCGGCGCGGTTTCGATGCCGAGGTGGGCTTCTACCAATCACGGCAGTGGCGCTCGGTGCGGGCTGCCTTCTTGCGTGAGCACCCGTTGTGTGGCAGGTGTGGCGCCAAGGGCCTACTGGTGCCAGCCCGTGTCGTGGATCACGTTCGGCCCATCAAAGACGGTGGCCTACGGTTTGACACAGCCAACTTGCAGTCGCTATGCGTGCCCTGTCACAACAGCAAGACCGCACGCGAGTCAGCGGCGCGGTCGGGTCCCCCCAGGGGGGGATGAATCTCTACGGTTGGCAAGCCGCGATGCGCTCGCCTGCCCAAATTTTTCCGCGTGCAAATTGAAACAGGGGGGGTCCCCCCGGATGGGGATATTCATGGCCGGTCGTAAGCCGCTGCCGACCAAAGTCAAGCAGATCAAAGGAACGCTCCAGAAGTGCCGCACCAACCTGCGGGAACCCAAGCCCCAAGGGGATCTGGTCGATCCGCCCGATTACATGCCCGAGGGGGCCAAGGCCGCTTGGCGCTACGCGCTCGAATGCGCACCGCCCCATCTGCTCAAGCGTCTGGACATGTCAGTCCTGGAAATCTGGGCCTGCGCCGCAGACCTCTACCGCAAGGCTCAGGCGGGCATCGCCAAGACCGGCTTGCTGGTCAAAGCCCCCAACACGGGAGTGCCGATGCAGTCCCCTTACCTGGCCATTGCCAACAAGCAGGCTCAGATCATGACGAAGGCCGCCACGGAAATGGGTTTCACCCCGGCTTCGCGTTCAAGGGTCGCATTGCCGATCGAGTCTGCCGAAGATGCCTTTGACCCCTGGGCGGACATTGCAGGTT